AGCGCCTCCTGCTGGAACGCCAGCGGGAACAGGGGACGGTTGCTCAACCGCATTAGTAGGTGCCCCAGCAGGAGGAACTTGTTGCTGCGGTGCAAAGGTAGCCTCGATAGCATCTTCCAATGCCTGTCCCTTTTGTCGAGCCTTAATCACCGAAGCAATCTTACGAACTACATCGGATGCGTCCTGGCCTTGTGTCGCCATCTGTGGTATCGCTTGAGTGTAGGCTGTAAGTGAACCGAGTAATGCTGTACGCATTTGCTCGATTTCAATCTTTTCTAGTTCTTGTGTTACGTTAACTGTGAATGGGAGTTCACGCATTGCCATATCCTTGGAGATGAGTCCACCACCAAGTGCTTGGAGCATAAAGATAAGACCTTGTGCTGGATTTAAACCAGCCAACATACCATAGCGAACATCAGCAGAGTAGTCACCCTTGATGTCTTTTGTGGGCTTGTATGTAATTTCATATGGTGATCCAGAGTCAACACCACGAATTGTCTTTTCTTCAAAGAAGAACTTCTCATCAATTTCAAAACAAAGGCTAATTACATCACGAAGTGCTGCAGCAAAGATTGCTTGTGCTGACTTAACCTGAGTATCAAAAGCTCCCATAAGAGCCTGTACGCCTTGACCTGTAACAATTGAAGCATCAATGTTTCCAGTACGGCTTTCAGGATAACGTGATCCAACACGCAATTCTTGATTAAGAACGTTCTGCTCTGTGAATGCGCCTTGTGGTATTGATAGTTCTACTCGACGTACACCTGCTGGGTTTGCAGTACGGATAACCGCATCTCCACCCAACTGTAGTTCTTGTACATCTTGTGGAAGAACAATAGGAGCCTGTACAGATTTCTCTGCAGCTTCCATAGCAAGCAAAGCAAAACGATTGCGAAGCAATTGAATACCGAGCACGTCATCAAATTGTCCACGTAGTTCACCATCAATAGATGGCTTGCGTGCGACAACAACCATCATTTTTCCAAGAGGATTGTTGGCCTTTGAAAGAACTAAGTCACCCTTTGATGGAATGTAGATTACAGATTGATCCTTGTCGTAGTAACGAATCATTTCAATCTGTGCGTTGAGATCCTGCTTGTAGCCGTAGCCACCAAGAAGTTCACGCTCATACTCTGGGAACTGAGATACAAGTTCTCCGAGACTTAATGTGTAACGCTTTGCGTATGCAATGCATCGACCATAACGATCAAATTCTGGATACGCACCGATTGGATTTTCAATGCGGATACGTGGAAGCTTTGCTTCATCGTCTAATTCAATGATGAATGGAACGAAACCATATGTCAGATACCAGTCAGCACCTGAGTACATCTGTACTCCAAGGTCTGAATTCTGGAAGTAGTTAGATGCGATACGTGTACGCTTATCAGCAAAACCTCTAGCGCGGTCACTTACCTGGTTTGCTGCAGAGCAGTTGACGGCAGGAAGTGGCGCCATAACCTCAGATAGGTCACGTGCTACGATATCAATAAAGTTTGCTACTACGTTTGCATCAACACCATCTGGAAAGAAGTCTGGGTAAACCTCAGCGATCTTTCCTTTACGGACAGCAAGTACATCAAGGTTGCGAGCATCGCGTTCATTGTTGCGATAGCGCATCGAGATGACTCGTGCTGCAATCTGTTCCATTGTCAATGCCATTAGTTACCCTTAATTCTATTTTTGTTCAGGTGAGCTTCTGCTATACGCTTTCTTGATTCTTCTGCATTTCTCGCAGCAACTGATCCCTTAGGTGGCAACCCTAGCGCTTCTTTTGCTTTGGCAATGCCTTCTTCGTTAATTTGTTGTTGAGTTCTTGCGGGTGGCGCAGAACCTTCTTTGTAAACCTTTTGAACAGTCTTTGCAGACTTAATTCCGCCAGCGGTTCTTGTTGCTGATTGAATAGCACGAGCTGCTCTTGCTGCTGCAACTATTACTGCAAGTGGAACTGCCATTGTAATCCTATCCGTAGTATTCAGCCCATTGCTCTGCAAAGGCGTCATCTAAATTAAGTGACCCACGTTGTGCTTTCTGAGCGCGTGTGGTCCAGCGATTTTGCTGATATTGACCAACCCGACTTGACTGTTGCATAAGTTCACGCACACGAATGATTGCGAACCATAGTGCCATCACGCAGTCTGTTGGATTTTTTGTATCAGGCTTCCAAGTAATAAGCTGTTGAACCAAAGACTTCAAGCCTTCGGATCCTTCATTGCTAGGTATCTGAATAATGTTGTTGTCTTGGAAGCGTGTATCTCTAATACTACCAAAGAGGGGAGACATAGATGCCACACCAAATCCTACGTCCCACTTGTTCTTACCAGTAAAGTGTGGATTCATCTGACATCCGTAGGATGCCAAGAAGTTGCGAAGGTCGGTATCCATCTGGTACGCCTTCTGGTGTGCGTTGATTTCAACGCGAAACTCTTGTGGTCGATATCGATCAACCCACTCTTCAATCAGAGCGCGTTCTTTCTGCGGGCTAGGTTCTGACATATTGACGCAGTCAAGAACATAAATCTTTCCATCAGATCTATTGTAGGTAACTGCTACGAAGGCGGACCTACCAGATACAGCAGGGTCAAAGCCTATAACTGTATACGAACCTTCTACGTGCGTCGGGTGCCCTGGAGCACCTGGTTTAAGCGGTCCGCGCTTTCGCATACCGTTAATACATCCTGCAACTGCTGTTGGCGAAAAGATAGAGTCTTCTTGGATGTCTTCTTGTTGGTAGACCATAGCCCAGACAGATGATGCAACTTCAGAGCGGCGCGTAAAGAGCGAGGGTCCATCCCATTTCGGATAAAGTCCATTTGCGTTAGCCCCGTCGATTTCGTTCTCTTGCTGATTGCTTTCAGGCCACAAGGTCTTCCAGTTCTTAGGGTTCTCATCGAACTCTAGAACGGCGGGCTGAGCGAAGTAAGTAAACGGGCTCTTGCCACCAGACCATTGATCGCCACTGCGAATCATTTTATAAAGGTCAATGGGAGCGACACGGGTTCCTACTACAAGTAATTTTCCGTGCCGTCCCAGACGTGTGATAACTTCCTTCTGAAGCCATTCAATTTGCTTCTCCCATTCGTGGGCATTTGAGTTCATCACAACATCGTCTAGGATAATTAGGTCGGCGCGGGCGCCGTAAATCTGTGACCCAAATCCTAATGCTTGCACCGTAGGATCCTTTTCGCCAGAGTCGCGGCCAGTACCTAGGTAAATCATATCAGCAGACCATTGGGTTGCATCTGCCTTGTATCCTCCATTAGGGCCGAAGGCCACTTGGAGTTTTGTGTAAGCTGGGTGGCTAAGACGAGTCTTAATCGCACCGAGGAACTTACGAGCCATACCTTGAGTCTTGGAAACGATAATGACTCGGGCGTTAGGGTTCGTAACAATTTTATAGACGACGTAGTTTGTCGTAATGACCGTAGACTTGGCGTGCTCGGGTGGTACGTTAATCAAGACGCGGTTAAGTGCGCCTTGCTCGTACGTCATACTTGGGTGGATCCAGCGGGGCTCGCGGCCCTCTATCAGATCGTACCAGTCAAGGTGATGTTCGAAGAGCGTAGTATCCAAGAACTGCTCGGAGAACTCAGGAAACGAAATATCTTTAAGTTCCTTCAGGTCAGCCTTGATGCCTTTACCCTCGAGGCGGGCCTTCTCGGCGCGCTCCTTAAAGTCAGGATCTGCCATACACCATTGTCGGTAGGCTACATCTGAGCGGCCTACGGACTGCATAGCGGCCGTGATGGTTGCACCTTGCTCTAGTTGAATCAGGACTTTCTCCTGGGCCTCCCGTTTAGGGATGGCCTGAACACCTGGTTTTCTGCCCATCAGTTATCCCCTAAATATCAGTCTATTAACGGTCCCTATTAAACGATATAACTCTCCCATTATATATATTATATATAATATTATATAGGAGTCGCGGAGTCTTAAACGGAGCGACTCCGTATATGTAATACATTACATATAAGATAACCTGTTCAAACACTAAAAACGAACACATTGTGAATATATATTTTTATATAAGGGGGGCTATATATTAAAAGGCCTGGTCACAGGCCGGAATATAACAGAAAATTTGTATGGGAGTCATAATATATAGAGGACACACACATTAACAAACCCTACGGGCAAATGTCGACAAAGCGATTTATCTACACACATTATGACCTGTTATGAATTGTCGACAAATCGACAAAGCCCTTTGGGGCTTCAACCCTAAACCTTTACTAGATAGTTAAAGTTAAAAACCAAATGTCGATTTATCTCTTTGTGGACTATCCCCCCGACCCTTTCGCGGGTCAATAAATGAGTGAGCAACATCACACGCCAAATGGTCAAGAGTTCTCCAAATCTATGGTATAAGCCAAACCCTATCCAAAGTAGTTGAAACTTCAACTATTGAAACTTCAACTATCTGTCCATATTCTCCCAAGATGTCGCGATTGTCCGACTTGCCCTATCTTGTACACAAATGTCCACCCTGCCCGCTTTGTCCTAGTCTGTCCTACTTTGTGCGCTTTTGGGTTCTCCAAGTGTGACGCACTTCACACTCACAAATCGGACAAATCACCATAAATCACCCGCCTGGCATTTCACTCTTGCGCCTTGTTTTCTCTTTCTATGGTAAATTTCTCTTGTGGGTTGAAAGAACCCCACGAGTTTGTCCGATTGGTTGGCTATCCAACTTCATTGGTGCTTTCTCTCTCGTGGCAGATTGTTACCCTAGAAAGTTTCAAGTTCTATCTTGTTTCTCTTGTGAACCTTTCGCGATAGCGCGAATTAGTAGCGGATTGAAAGAACACACAACCTTTCGCCTTTCGATAATTCACAACAACAAAGTGAGCGCGAGTCACGCCTTGTAAGCGTGGCAAGTTCTCACTTCGGGCGCATAGGGTGAAAGCCTTATGCGCTCACAAGTTCAACCAACCGAAAGGATAGACAAATGGCGAGTATCCAAATACTTCGACCTAAACCACGCGCTTCGGTAGCGTGGAAGCAGTCGAAGCACCCAATACAACCCGTCACAATTACCAAACCTAATGGTGAAGTGATTGTGATTGAACAAGTGAAGCCTAAGCGCGTTAAGCGCGCAAAGGCTAAGCGTTCAACCCGAAAGGTCACGCCACTTACCCATAAGGTAAGCGAGCAGGACAACCTAGCAATTCAACTTCAAGAACGGCGTGAAGCACTTATGCGCGAGATTGGAACTATTCATCTCTCGGACAAGTAACACGCCACGCCTTACCCCGTAACGACGGCGCAGGTTCACGACCTAGTAAGGCACTCGCACAACTCGGTGCGTATCGTAGAAGGGTAACGAGATGAACCTATCCAATGGCGATTTATTTGCTTTAATTATCGCCCTTGCTTCGCTTAATCTGGTACTGGTGGTCGCCTTTCGGCGTATCTATGTACTAGAACGACGACTCAGTAAGTTATCGGGCTATGTCCGATAATCTGCTACTCGACCTTACTCCTAGTGAGGTTGCAATAATTCGGTCAGCACTTAGGACTGAACAAGAAGGACACAAACGCAACGATTTCAGAACGCTTGAACTTGCGGTTCAAGATTTGCGTAATAAGATTTCAGACGCTATGATTGACAACGCTGACCTTAATCGTAAGGCTAGCGTTTAAGTGGTAAAGTTCCTACTACTCCAAAGGAAGGGGGTGGATAATGGATAATGATGAGAAAGTTTCGTGCTTTCAATGCGGTGGAGATTTCAACCTAGATGATACTAGATTATTAGATGATAGTATCGTCTGTGTAGATTGTTCCTATTACTGCGACTACTGTTCAAGATTAGGGCTTAAAGAACGCTCTATCTATTCAGAAGGTCACGGCTCGTTATACTGTAACGAGTGTGCCGTAGTCTGTGAGCGTTGTAATGACGGAGAACTTCGCGACAATCACCGCTATGTTAGTGGTGATGTTTGGTGTGAAAGTTGTGCCGACAACAACTCGTTCTATTGTAATGGTTGCGAGGAGTCCTTTAGTGACCGAGATGATAGTTACTATGTTCGTGATGACTCTCTGTGTGAGAGTTGCTACGAGGCTTCGGCATACTATTGTGAGGATTGCGAGGAATACTTCTATGATGATGACCCTTGCGAATGTCGTAGTGACGGCGGTAATGGTCGTGGCAATCGTCTAGGTTGTTGCGGTAATCGTGGCTTCATACATCAGTATAGTTGTAAGCCCGAACTTCAATTCATTGGCGAGTCTAAGCGTGGTTTGTTCTTTGGCTTTGAGTTAGAAACTCAGATAAGGTCAAAGGATAATAATTCGCTAGACAAAGCAAGTGAGTACGCTAGTAACGCACTCAAAGATATTGCTATCCTTAAACACGACTCTAGTATAGGTCGTGACGGATACGCAGGATTTGAGATAGTTACTCAACCGCATACGCATACACAGTATCGTGATAACTCACAACTATTGTGGGATACCATAGATAAATTGCGCACCGATTATGAAGCAAGGTCGTGGGATACTACGAGTTGCGGATTACACATACACATCAGTCGCGCTGGCTTCAGTAGTGGCGCACACTTACACCGATTTATCTCACTCGTCTACCACAATGCCGAGATGATGATGAAGTTCGCAGGTCGTAAGTCCGACTATGCTAGGTTCAATGATGTCTACACTTTCAATGAGTTCGACAAGCCTGTGTTCTCGTTGAAGCATAAGGTTGGTGACCCTAGACAATACTCAAGTGAGCGTTTCTCTGCGGTCAACACACAGAATCGTACGACTATCGAACTCAGGTTCTTTAGGGGTACTATGAATCCAAAGGGTGTTCTATCTGCCATTGACCTTGCTCACTCTATGGTGGAATACACTAGAGAGTTACGCCTAGATGAAGTTAAACTAGGCGCACTATCGTGGGACTGGTTCTGCGATTATGTCGAGTCTAACAACGGACTCTATCCTGATTTGTATGAGCGACTAGGTAAGGTCGCGAGTACGAACATCAACAAACCAACAACAATCAACGCGTAAGGGGTGATAGTATGTGTCTATTAGTAGTGTGTGAACCTAACTCTACACCAAGTAGAGATGATTTACACGCTGGTGCTTGTAGTAATCCGCACGGCTATGGCTTTGCTATCCACGCAGGGGATAAGATTATCTCGGAGCGTGGTATGTCGGCAAAGAAAATAATCAAGCGGTTCTTAGAGTTGCGTAAGCAGTATCCAAATGGGTATGCTATGTGGCACGCTAGGTATGCTACACACGGAGTAAAGAACGAGCAGAATTGCCACCCATTTATTGTAGGTGGTGACGAGCAGACTTATCTAGCACACAATGGTGTGTTAGACATTAACATAGCCGACAATGATAGAAGGTCGGACACTAGAGTATTCGCAGAGGATACTCTGCCTGCTATGGGTGGTGTTACAGTATTAGATGATGATAATGCATTTCACATCTTACAGAAGTGGGCAGGTGGTAGCAAGATTGCTTTACTAACTACCGACCCTAAAGCACAGTACCCTATGTACCTTCTCAATGAGAACTTGGGTACTTGGGACGACAAAGGTGTATGGTGGTCAAACAGTTCACACAAGCGAACAACTGTGGTCAAAGCAACGACTGCTACCTACCCTAACTACTGGGAGAAGCAAGAAAAAGATTATGATTACAACGATGAATTGCTCAAGTATTACAAGGCTTTAGAAGAAGGTGACACGATAGATATGGAGGTGTGTATATTCTGCGAAGCCATTGTAGATTTCACGGAGAACCCATACTATTGTACAATGTGTGAAACCTGCTACGATTGTGAACAGACAATAGTAGATTGTCTATGCTACACACCTGATAGGGTGTGGAAATCCAAGCAATCCTTCGAGGATATGGTATACTAAGTTTCTGTAGGCAACAACGCTTACAGATTGTTCGACAACTAGAGAGGTAAGTATGACAAGCACAGAAACAATTCTCGGCTTAGCCGAGGAACTGCGAGTAATCGCAGATGAAATCGCTTACAACGCATACGAGGACTCATCAGAGTTTCTCAAGCGTGGTACTATCGTCAAGGCTAAAGAGGTTCAGAACCGCTTTAAGCCTAAGTCAATGTGGGTTTCACTCGGAGACGGCACATACAAGCACATCACAGGTAAGAAGGGCTTAGTTACTAAGCAGTCACGCCTTGATGGGTTTGTAGATGTGGTGTTCACCGCGTAATGAATCCAATACACCAAGAGCAGGGAACTTTTCTTGGTTGGTGGGATTTAGAAGGGTTGGTTGGTACACTATTAGAGTGTGCTGACCAACTCTCCCACTACAATGATGAGCACGGAGACTTAACCGAACTCATAAATCGTACTCGCATAACTGCGAACGAACTTTCACCACGCATAACTGAAAGGATTGTCAATGGCACACGAGCCACAAACTGACGACCCAATCGCGCTTGACATCTATGTTGAGTGCGACGACTGCGGGATCGAACACGATAGCAGTAGAGACTGTGACGAGTTCGCTTCATCAGAACCCGATGAAATGTGGGACGATTTCTTCGACGAATAAAATGTCCACCAAGTAGAAAGGATAGTATTGGAGTTAACTAGATTTATATTTATCTTCAGTATCATTGCCTTATTGGGTGGTGTTACTCCGCTAGGTATAATATTTTTCTTGTTCGTACTTTACATACTAGGTATAATGTTATGAATGGATTATGTACGGGTCATAGCGACCCTAACCTATGGTTCTCAGACACATTGGAAACTCTAGGTAGTGGTCGTGTTCCTAAAGCACAAGAGATTGCTATGCTTGAACGAGCACGACAAGCACTAGCAATTTGCGATAGGTGTCCTATCATTAAGGAATGCTTAGAAGAAGGTATGAAGAGTGAGAACGTTGACTGGGGTATATGGGGTGGCACACTATCAGGTGAGCGACTCCTTATTAAAAGAATAACAGTCAAAGGTACTGATCGAATGAGAAAAGTACTATTCGCTAATAGAGTGAGGAGAGTACAACAATGAAAGTAATGATTTTCTTACTGCTTATCATTGGCGCAATGCTGAAGTTCGGACAACAAGTAGATGAACCTACACCACCGATGGGAACGGTAGAGATTCAACAGACTTGGACTGTCACGGACAGTAAGGCATACGCACAAGATAAGTTGAAAGAATGGCAACAAAAGCAGTGGTCTTGCCTTAACAGATTGTGGGGAAAAGAATCAGCGTGGAATCCTGATGCTTATAATAGCATTAAGGTAATGGGGAGAAACGCTGGTGGAATACCACAACTGTTAGGGCTTGACCCTGCTACACCAGCAACGCGTCAGATTGAGCGTGGCTTGGATTATATTTATTACAGATACGGAACTCCTTGCGAGGCTTGGAAGTTCTTTAACGAGAAGGGCTGGCACTAATGAGTAAAGATATAAACGATCTTGTGCCTGACTATTCTGAATCTATGGACATACGCGGTAATCCAACTCGCGTGTGTCCGTGTGCTTCAGATACTTGGAATCTCAAGGTCAAGTTCGACGAGGACGGTGACATAGGTATGTACTTCTTAGATATGGAGTGCGCTTCCTGTGGTACACTAGCAACAGCACCAACACCTATAGATGGGGAGATAGAAGATGCCTGACTTCTTACACGAAATTGTCAAGAAGCGCGAGACTCAGCAAGAGTATCACGGCTGGCAACAATCTATTGAACACGCTATAGGACAACAAGATATAACTGATCCTTGGGATGCGGTAATAGCACGCAATAGTGACGTTGTACATCCACGTAACGAAGACCTTGGAGGATTTTAATGCCAACGTATGAATACCGCTGCGACAAATGTAACGCACACTTAGTACTATCACGTAACGTTAATGATAGAGATGCTACAATTGAATGTGATTGTGGCTATGTATTTACACGTATATTCACACCACCAGCAATCCAGTTCAAAGGGACTGGGTTCTATTCGACAGGAGGGTAATGTCACTACAAAACCTAGACGAGAAGAAACTATTTAATCTTCTCAGAGATAATCTATACAACGATTTAGTTCACGTAACTAATGACGAGTACTCAGCAAGCGATGCGTTCTCTATTGAGCACAGTATCTATGTTGAACTCAAGTGTCGTAGGGCCCACTACCCTGACCTTATGATTGAGAAACTAAAGTATGATAGACTTAAGGCAGAGGCAGATAAACTTGGTGTTACACCATTGTATATCTGCTCGACACCTAATGGTATATGGGAGTTCAACCTTGATCTAATTAAGATTGATTGGTTCAACAAGGACGATCTGCCAACAACAACAGAGTTCGACAATAAAAAAAAGATAACAAAGGAGATAGGCTTAATCCTTATTGACAAGGGTAAACCTATTCTTCCTTGGTATCCTGACTATGATAGTGAAGATCAATTCATCAATGAATCAATGACTGCCTTTGCTGAGGATATGTATGCTGACCCAGCAGAAGCAGGGCTATTCGATGATAGCCTGCTGCTAACTGATGAAGAGATACTTGCTATCGAAGAAGAAGATGAGCCATTACAATTCAATTGACTCTTCTTGTTCTTCATCTTGTTCACCCTGTGCTTCTTTGTCAGGTCGATCAACATCTTGATAAGGTCGGAATCCACCGATCTTATTAATAAGTTTACGTACCGCTCTAGTGGCACGCATACGCACGGCATCGCTGCTGCCAGCATTTAATTCAGTAGCAATGTCTGCGAACTCCATAGATTCTGCATATCGGAGGAAGAGTAACCTTCTATCCTGGTCATTTAACTTCCGATATGCATTATCTATTTCAACCATCATCGCCTGCAAATTTCCACCTTCTGCTGGAGCACTCGGTCTCCCTGGTCTACCGAGATTCAACTTATGAGTTACACCCCACTCGCCACGTAACACAGGTGGCAGTAGTGCTTCTACTACATCGGGTTCGTAATAATATAAATCACTTTGATCATACCCAATACTCTTAGCTTTCCAGTACTGACAGTAATCTATAGCCTTGTTCCGTAAGGAACGATAAATTAAATTCTTTGCATCCTTCTTATCGATGAGTTCCCAATCAGATAGATTGTTTGCGTGCATAGGGAACCATTCATACAATGCTTGCTTTATATCTTCTAGTTCAACCATCTCGTACTTCTTATGGTACTCAGATGCTACGTGAACTACTATAAATTCCCAGGGTTCAATGCGTGACCAGTCCACGCTACCACTTCCAAGTCTTGCCATCGACAGTGAATGATCTATTAACAATCGGTACTAGTTGTGGCACAACACTCTTGCCATCAACGTGTAAGATACCAAAGCCTTGTTGCCACGTAAACAATCCTGCTTTAATATACTTTGCGTTCTTGTAATCCATTAAGTTGCCAAGTTCCATACCCCATACAGTCTTAGGTGTACCACCACGATACGCCTGTGTGTGGTGTGTGAGACCCATACGGTGCGTGTGTCCACAGACTACACTCATACCTGAACGCTTGGCTAAGCCCAATGCGGTGGCTCCTGCGGTAGGCTGTACGTTACCTTCATCACCGTGCATAAGTAACCAACCAGGTGCTAGTTCATATGGATCTTTGTGATACTTAATCTCAAGTTCATCAAGACCAAGGAAGTTCTCAAGTTGCAACTCAGGTAGACCTAGCAATCCAGGTGCTCGCATCGCAACTGTATTGAACAATCTATCTGTATGATTACTACGCACCATATGTTCAACAGTCAAGTCGTAGAGTACCTGTCTCGTTGTATCACGGTCACGTCCTATTGACCGTTCAAACTCTAACTCAGTACCCTTACTCCACTTACTGATTGTCTGCATATCCATTTCATCACCACAGGATACAACTGTATCAGGCTGGTAAGCCTTAATGAATTTTGCAATTGCATTCACTGCTTCTACGTCGTGATATGGTACCTGCAAATCTGATATGCAAACGATTGTTTTCATTGTGTTATCTCCATTACCTTAGATGCCAAATATCGCACTGATTAGTGCAAGTATAGACATTAGTTCTAGTTCAAGCGATAGTAAAATTGCCAACATCATTTGTCCCACTCATCCCTAAGTACTAGCAACCCAATGATTGCATAGTTAGCCATATCTTTTAACGTATCCTCTAAACTTTCGTGCTTAGGGTCAGCACCGCTCTCAACTAAGTTATTAAGACGAGCCAACTTATCGTGCATTCGCACACGCAATCCATTCAACGGACCACCTGGACTCTCGCTGATATTCTTTGGGCCGTAGTCCTCGTGCTTACTAAGAAGCAATTGTTCTAACTCAAAGAAAGTTTTATCTACTGCTTCTCTGAAGCGAATATTGGAACTGTCAATGTTATAGTTAAGATGCTTGACGTCAAGTCCAAGTTCTTTATCTTGAACCCTTGATTTTTTAGATGCCATATAATCTGCCATACTTCCTCATTCCTTATCTTCGAGTAATTGTTTGAGTTCATTATCCAAATCCGCTACGCTAGAACTGACTATCATATCTTCAATTGTGTCCACGATAGTTCGTGGGTCAGTCTCAGCAAGAAACAAAGTCAAGTATGTCTCTTGCGCTATGCGTTTGACATCATCAGGACTGTCAGCATAACGATACAGACACTTAAGCAATGAACCTATCATTAACTTATACCCATTAGGTAAGATCAATGCTGGGTCAAACTCATCGTCCTCTTCGAGTAGATGGTCTGTTGCTTCAAACACATTCTCAAACTTCTCACCACACTCTGGACATTCATCTCTGTTAATCATCGAATCCCATTCCCATCTTCTCTCTGACATACTCTGCCCCGTGTTTGACGTAGGCAGAATTAACATCTTCACCTTCACCCATTGAGACAATGGTGACTGGTAATTCTCTTGCGAGTCCAGTTGCGAATTCTTTTCCTGGCTGATCTCCGTCTGCGAAAACAAATATTCTTTCAAAGTCCGCAAGTAATCTTGTATAATGTTTCTTCCACGAGTTAGCACCAGGAACACCAACACAAGGAATACCAATACACTTACTGAGAGTAAGAGTGTCCAGCTCACCTTCACATACTCCAATCCAATCACCTGCTCGTTCAATATCTAGAACGTTGTACATCTTTGTTTCAGCACCAGTCATACCCATATACTTAGGCTCAACAGCAGGGTTAAGACTGCGGAAACGAAGATCAACAACCCCAGTTTTAGTAATGTACGGGATGGCAAGTCTACCAATGAACGCTTCGTGTCCAACCTCAGGCTCCGCGACTACGCCTAATCGAGCCAGCCGTGCCACTTCCACTGTTATACCCCTGCTTTTGAGGTAATCTTCGGCTAGATAAATGTTTTCCTGATACCGTTGAACTGCTCTCCCTAGTAATTCCTTCTGCGATTCGTTTTGCTTCACGAATATCGACCCCCTCTTGTCTTGCTATAAGTTGTAGACTGTTACCTTGTACGCCACAGGCGAAACAAATAAATATATTCTCATCTAAGTTTGCAGTACCTGACTGGTGAGTATCGCCGTGAAACGGACACTTAAGATTTGTTTGTCCGTGATCTCTGCGTATGCTGGCACCGTAGTGTTCAAGCACTGCCTTGACCGAAGGCATATCATTCACCGAATACATCACCTAATCTTAAGACAAGGTACGAGTCGGATATAGATTTTCCTCGCGCTTTAATGAGGACTGCAGGGAGAACTTCTTCTCTCTTGAGATTTCTGGCTTCCGCATAATGCGTTGCTTCCAGTTGGGCTTCTCTTGTCCACCCACTAAGGTCAATGGAGTTGCCTGCACCTGGGGCTTTTGCTTCGATAATTCCAATGCTACCAAGGAAGTCCGAACGGACAACAACATCTCCCTCATCTTTTGCACCTGTTCTTGCAAGTCGTTCAGCGTCGTATCCATTTGCTCTAAACCAGTCTTTGATGTCTGTTTCATATGTTGCTCCTCTTGCCTTATGTGATTTTCTAGTTGTCATTTTTACGTATCCAAACTTGGTAGTCCTTGCTTAGAATTTCGTAATCTCCAGCAGGATCTTCTAGGAAAGTATCAATAGCTGGACGTGGTGTTAGATGTGGCGGTAAGTCCTGACCCCATAGGTAATCATCAAACGCCATTATGCCACCAGGTTTTAATAAAAGCCAAGCATTTTTGGCATCTTTAGCAACCTGTTCAGCAGTATGGTCGCCATCAATGTAAATAAAATCAAACTTGATTTCATTCTTGCCAGCAAAGAACTCATCGCTAGTCATCTTTAGGCGCACAATGCTTTGATATACCCCAGTGCGTGTCTCATAATACTTAAGCACTTTATCAAAATCAATCTGGCTGTGTTTAGATTCTTCCGACCCAGCCCAGGTATCAACGTCATATAAGTAGGATGTTTTGTTTCTTAATATGTTTTCACATAACCATACGCTAGCATCGCCAGTGTACACACCTATCTGAAGAAAGCGTAGATTAGGTTGACCTTTTAGGTGCAGCAAATGATTCTCGAAGTTATACTTCTGACTATCAAACCAGTTAGGAAATACCATTAGACGTTCTCAGGTATATCATCAATGAACATATACTCAGGGTTGAAAGCAACCCAAGTCATAAGCGTTCCGTTTGCGTCTGCTTTTCCGTATCTGTTTTTGACAGGTGCAACACCCATTGAAGTTCCAACAACGCCAAGTGTGCATATAAGAGCTGGAAGTTGAGCGACCTTACCCTGGATAGCAGAGCGTGGCTGGCACGGAGACCCAGTAACAGCCTCAGAAGTATGATGGAGAACAACGACAGCCGCATTCGTAGCACGTGCAAGGTACTTCAACTCCTTCATAATCGCACGCATAGATGCGAATTCTTCGCCACCATCGGTGGCTACGTCCATTAAATTATCTACAATAATAAGTGTTGGTGCACATCCCCATAGTTCTTCAAAGGCTTGTACTTCTTCATCAATATCTTGTAATGTTGGTGCTGATTCAAATGACCATACGATATGGCTACCCCGTGCAAGTGTTGCACGTGTCCAACCTTGGTCAGTATTCATTAAACTTTCTACATCGCTCTGACTCTTACCTGAAATCATAGATGCTAGGCGCATAGCCATTGTATGTGCATTGGTATCTGCTGATATGTAAAGAGTTGGAACTTTCATCTTTAGTGCTAACGCTAATGCAAGGGTAGACTTACCTACACCTGGCGCTGCTGCAAACATTGATACTTCAGATCGCCTGATAATAATCTTGTTGTTTTCAAAGGCCTTAAAGCAACTAGGTAACGGCTCTCCACCGATACTGGCACGACCAACACTTCTGACAAGCGTACGCATTTCTCCCCCTCTCTAAAGAGAAGTCGCAGCCACCGATTTGGTGTAATACGGTGACCACGACTCATCTTACATTAGTTCTTGTTGTACTAGTTGACTGGCTTGCATTGGTCTGGCGTCCCCTGTGGAGTTGGACACGCCCAGAATGCGTATGGCTTTCCTGTCGTCTTGCTCACTCCTTGACGGAAGATCCGTGCTCCGTGTACGCAAGTCGGTGAAGCGGTACCTGTAACTGGCGACACTGGGGTTGGAGCGGAGGAGATGGATGGCGCTGTGTTTTGAGTTGAAGGCGTGGTCCCCAAAGGGGCTGTGTTGTATGCACCAACAACTAACTTCTGAACTGCAGCAATCTGCACAGAGTAGTCGCCGATACCTTCTAGCAATACACTGAGTTCATCAGCGGTATTAGCACGGACATTGATCATATCACCCGACGGTGTCTTGTATGATACTTGTAACTTCCAGTCTTCTGTTGCCATATTATTTTTCTACTTTCGTTGAGAACTGACAGTGAGCGGTCATACCACATCTATACTGACAGTTATTTGTATTAGGAAGAAATATACCAGACTTTCTGGCTTTATCAAAGTTTTGTGCAAGGTAGTCCATCTTGTCACTAGTGTAGGTTGATAGATCAACCATCGAACTTGTGCCTGACTGACGTGCCATCCAGTATGTACCCAAATTGATTTCAACCCCAAAGACTCTTTCAAGTCCCACCTTATAGAAACCAAGTTGAAGCGCACTAGAAGGGGTTTGTTGAGAGGTTTTCAAGTCAACAACAACAAGTTGTCCATCGACTTCAAACACCCTGTCAATCACCATCTTGACTGGCACGCCAGCAAAGTCAGGCATCAACGCTAACTCGATTGCTGGATTACCATCAGGTGTCTTCCAGATTTTCCAGTTAGGATTGTTCTTGCGCCAAGCGATGTAACTATCTACCCACTTGGAACCTTCTGCTTCCCACCATACGGCATCTTCTTTGTCAGGGTTTGCCTTAGTGGATCGACCACCCACACGTGCTTTGCTTAGGTCTAAGTCTTTTGTTTCCTTGAGCCAGGCAAGATCCCAGTATGTATTACTCATTCTCTAGGTCCCACATTTCTGCTGCGTAATGGAATGCCTTACCCCCTGCGGACCACACAGATGGTTGCTCAGGGATGGATAGTAGTCTTGATAGATAGTACATATACCCACAGTCAATGTAGGTAGTCAGTGCTGAGTAGCTGATGTGTTCGGGTATCTCATACCCTTCAAGTTCAATTGTCATAACCGCAGTATACACCATCAGGTCTGTTGTACAAAGTTTAACAAAACTTGTACTTATTGGATTGTATGTGTATACTGGTATATAATATACTATATAAGACCCTCTATGGAGGGTCTATATAATATATATAATATATATTATAAGGGGATAACTATGCTTGAGATCGTCATTGGTGCTCTACTTGCTCTAGCGATTCGTGATCTATTATACGAGGTCATTGATCGAGTACAAAGTTTTATCTTTAGGAAACGCGAGGAACGATATCGCGATTTGTTAGATGAGTGGCTAGACGAAGAGATCTAAAACAACAAAAGACCCCCTCGCCCTAGGTAAGTACCTAAGGTAAGGGGGTTTCTTGTCTCTATGGGCCTGCTAGGCCCTTGAAATCGGTATTATTCTGAGCCGAGTCCGTATTCTTTTTCGTTCTTATCTGCCCATTTAGCCAGTGGTGCAGCCAATGCGCCTATGAGAACAGCATACTCAGGACGTAGGTCTGTTAGCAAAGCGATACCCATTGTGATCCCTGCAGCGAGCAGGGCACGAAGGTATGACTTAACAGCAGCAACATCTTTGTCGCTCAGGTTGAATAGGTTTTTCATTTTGCTTCTTTCTTTGGTAGGGGTTTAACGGCAGCCTTTACTTTATTGGCAACTGTTGCTTTACCTAACCAAGGGAACCAAGGGGAAGTGTCATTCCCGCAGGCGTCCTTGATTGAAATATGGATGTGCTTGTTGTGTGGATTAGAACCTGTATATTCTCTGTCACCTTTTTCGGATGACCAAATCCTACCCTTGAAGATTAAATACTTCACACGCTTATCTGACTTTAAATGCTCATAAACTTCGTGGCAGTTGATCCCACCTAGTTTATCGTGAGTTAAGTCTACGGCAAAGCCTGTATTGTGGTCTGAGTTGGGACTCTGCGCTATGTGTGCTTTAGATGGGAGCAGCCCATCGGATGCTGTCTTCCTCTTCGGTCTCAACGCTGTTGCTTGTCGGAGCACAGACTTGGCAGCGGGAGTCGCAGTCTTGGCAATAGTCATTGTCGCTCACTTCTTTTGAATCAAGATTTGGTAAAGAATCTCTACTTTTTCCTCAAGTCTTATGACAGAATCTTTCATTGAACTGCCACCATTTGGCTTAAGTTCATTGAGATAGTGCTTAACTAGCCAGCGTACTAAACCAGCAAATGCTGTAACGATAGCAATGAGAGCAACTATAAGCGATGCCCAGTTGGTGTATGTCATTAGACTGTCCTTATGGTTATTTCGATAACTCCACCGAAGCCATCAAATCGCTTGTCTGGTGGGGTCATACGGGTGAATGTAATTTGCTCAATAATTGCTTGACGTGATTCAGCAGTAGTCAAATCTTGCCACGTAAGCACGTCACCAGATTCTTCAATTTCTTCTAGTAAACTGATACGCTCAGATGCTCTGCCTTCATAGCCAACCATTGTGTTATAGCGGTCTGTCTCTACGTCAAAGCAGTAAACAGGAAAGCGCATTACGCGCTGACGTGGGGTAGCAATAGTAGCCTTTGCTTGGTAGCCCTTGAATATAGGACCCAAACTCGTGGTTGTAGTATCACGACTTAAGACAAACTTATATGCAACATACTCTTGAGCAGTTGCTGGTGTAGATGTGGTAACTTCTACTGGACTAACAGTCCCATCATATGTGATGTGGTCATACTCTGTGCCATCTTTGTCTACAGTTTCTAGAACCATAGAGCCATAGGTAAAGTCACCGCGTCCAAGAAGACGCTTAAAGTTCTTAGGCTCTAGTGTTCCATAGCGAATATAGCCAGTAGTTATAAATCCAGTAGACGCTAGTGTAGATGCTGACTCAAGATATATTGCACCATCTGTTGTTTCATATGCAGTGCAAAATGCAAGTCTATTAGTTGTTCCAAGAAATGCAACACCTGTTGTATAGTGCTCTGCGCTCTGTGTTACTTGTAGATCCTTGGCATAAGCAAAGCGTAAAGGTTCTAGTTCGTTACCAAGGTCAATACGGTATAGACCAGCATCTAATGCACCAATACCTGCAGCGCACCAGATAAACCTGTCACGTGCAGCAAAGTCGTAGCAAGGTTGAGTAGTTTCTACGATGAGTGGGCCATAGCTGATTGAACCATCTTGATCGGAGACTGTAGCGGCGCGGATACCTTTGTTGGTTCCTATCATCATATAACCTAGGTAGTAATATAATTTTTCAACTATCTCACCAGCAGGTAACTCTGCAGCCACTACTGCTGATGTAAGGGTAGGCATAACACCAGCTGTTGAAAGCGTATATTTTTGAATTGTTGAATATATTCCTGAGTGTCCAGCAGTATAGATGGCAGGACCAGAGGCAGCCACGCTTGTGTAATGATATTCAGTATTAGGGTTAGTGTATATAGCAGCAGGTAAAGCAGTAGCCGTTGTTGTTACTTCAAAAACTTTATTATTAACACAAAGAACAATTCGGTCTTTAACAAATTCCATTGTTGCATAAATAATTTCGGTATCACCACTTTGAAACATCTGGGTAACGTCACCAGTTGCAGATGGGTTAGATGAACCAGTAATTGAGTCACCCGATAATGGTTTCTTAAACATAGTAAGACGTTGATTACCGCCTACTGTCTTATTAGTTATCCAATAGGCATTAACACCATCATCGCAGATGGCGTGTACCTTGCGGTCTGTGCCAGAAATGTAGTCAATAAAGTGAATTACTGGATTAGTCACACCAGTGCCAACTGGAGATACAGCAGTAGAAGTTACGTTAGATGCAGTCTTAGCGTAGGTAAAAGTAGTTGTTGTTGGCACGGTTGTAATGCGGTACTCACCATTGAATGTAGCATCTACATCTGTAACTGTAATAGTCATACCAACTGTAAGCCCGTGCGCTGCAGAAGTAGTAAGGGTTGCTATGTTAGAAGTTAAAGCCTTGTTGCTAATAGATACAGTAATTGCTGGGTAAATTTTATCTACGTCAAACTCATCGTGTAATAACACACCATTTGTGCTACTCCATTGAATAGAACGTACGTGTTGATTAGGGTGTTGATGGTCTGTACCAGTTACAGCACCAGTAGTCTGATGCGTGTCAACCACATCTTTAAGTAAAGTTACTTGACCTTTGGTCCAGACATCTACGTTCTTGCTGTCTGTAAACCTATGTGCAACTGTCTCGCCTGCCGATGGATCATAGAACTTAATGCCTTCGCCACCGTGAAAGGATGATTGACTTCTTAGCCACCAGCCAGTAAGTGATTGCTCACCTGGCTCTGCTCCGTTATCAAACTGGTCTTTCTTGTAAGGTGCAGTCTGGCGGATATATGGACGTGCATCATTGATTGCATAGATGAATGGCAATCCACCTATTGCTACATCATATGCAACGTCAGTGTTCTGCCAGATGGCAGTAGATGAAACTACACCTACGTCAACTGCAATCGCACGTTCAGCACGACCTTCGGTAATATCACGACCAGCCACGTTACTCCTTAATTAAATGTATTTATTTTAGAACAGTTACCGCAGTCTTTACACATTAGCCAACGTAACGAATTACTACTAGTCCTGAACCGCCTGCTCCGCCAGCGTAGGCTGTTGTTGTACTAGTGCAAGCACCACCACCACCAGCGCCTGTATTTGCAGTTGCTGCTGCTCCAACTGTGTTTAAAGCAGAACCTGCTGGTGCACCAAAATTATTTGCAGTACCATTTCTAATGTTTCCACCACCAGCAACCGCTCTCCCCCAAACATTTACTCCAAAACCACTTTGTGTGCCAGTTCCAGCACCGCCGCCTGTATACCCAGTAATACCAACAGTAGTTGGTGAACCCCCACCACCTACGCTGGTAGGAAGACCATTAAATGGTCCGCCAACGCGGTCCGAAGCAGAACATCCAAAACCACCACCTGCTCCAGCAGTAGATGAAGCACTTGCTCCATCACCACCGCCAGATGCTCCAGTTAGTCCACCAGTCTGCGCTGCTGCTCCACCGCCACCACCGCCGCCACCAGCGGCAGTTACGTATGTTGTAGATGATGTATTTCCAACTATTGAAGATGTATTACCATTTCCACCTTTATTTCCAGCAGTGCCACCTGCACCTGCAGCACCAATTGTAATATTTAAAGTTGTATCACCTGAAATTAAAAAGTATTTTTCTACTACTTGACCAGCACCTCCACCACCGCCAGAGTTTGTTGCAGTTCCAGTAGATGAGGCACCACCGCCACCACCTGAACCAACACACAATGCCCAAATACCTGTGACACCTGTAGGGATTGTGTATGAAGCGTTAGTTGATGTAAAGACAACTTCTTTAAGTTGACCACCTGCAGGCGTAGCCCAACTAGGAATTCCTGATGCAACTGTGAGTACTTGTGCGGTACTTCCAATGCCAAGTCTGGCTGGAGTGTTAGCGCTAGATGCATAGTAAATATCACCTGTAGTTGTAAGGGTAGACTTTGCAGTCTTTGCATCTACTTGTGTCTGCACAGCAGAAGTTACGCCATCTAGGTAGCCTAGTTCAGTAGCATCTACTGCTCCTAGGGCTGTACCTGCGTTGGCTAGGTCACGTGCTTTACTCATTAGTTATCCTTTACTTAGATAGTGCTGCGATTTCGTCAGCAGACAAACCTAATGCTGCTAACTTTGCTGATGCTGATGCTTTGGCTGCAGCAGTTGCTGCTGCCTCTGCTTCTTGTGCTGCTCTAAACTCTGCTGCTGTTGCAGCATCTATTTCGCGCTGAGCAATTTCTTCTTCTGTAAGTGGGCGCTCTATAACTTCGCCTGTCTCGCAGTTTACTTCTAGTGCCATTGGTGTTGTCATTGTTTCTCCTTATGAGTTCTTGATGCCGTAAAGGGTTGCTGATGAGTGTTGTTGAAATGTATATCCACTTCGTTGATGAATAGTAAAAGCGTTAATTGCAGCAGTGCCAGTCCATAAATTGTCTGCTAATTGTGCAACCGCAAAACTAGCATTGTTTTCTGAAACAGAATCAGTAGAAAAAGTTTTTTGATTACTGCTAGTATAATTAGGTATATATATACTTACGTTGCTAAAAGTATTAGCAGTTGCACCAGAAGTAGGAATGTAAATATAAGTATAATTTGTAGAACTTGATGCGTTAGTTCCGTTACCTTGCAAAATTCTTCCTGTGTTATTGACAGCAGCGCCTTGTCCGTTAAAACCTAATTCAACCCAAGAATTGCTACCACTATTTGGGTCGTTAGAAAAACGACCAGAAAACTTAATACATAAATCTGTATATGTTTGAGGTATACTTGTAAATGCAAGTGAACTAGCCCCACCAGCACCAACAGTTACGGTAGCAATTTTAATAAATGTATTAGCCATTATGCCGCCTTTATTCCATAAAGGGTTGCTGTTCCATTAGTAAAAGTTGCACTAGAAAGAACAAAGTCAACTCTATTTATTGCTGCCGTGCTTTTCCATAATTGTGCGCCAGTGGTAGTAGTTGCATCATAAGCCCCTGCGCGTGAAAGAGATGTTTTATAAGTTGTTGTATTAGAATAATTTTGTATATTTATAAGAGCAGTATCTTCATCCGCACCAGAACCACCTGATATTACAAAAATCCAAGCCTCTCCATATCTTGCAAGCGCAACACCACTGCCATTACCCCATAAAAGAGTTGTTTGGTAATTGGCAGTGTCGCCATTATATTGTAATTTCATAATTGCTCCAGGTACAACACCTCTTACAACTGCATACAAATCTGTATATGTTTGAGGAATAGATGTAAAACTAACACTACCCGCACCTGATAATGATTGAGTTGCTATTGGTTCAAAAGTTGTTGGCATTATTTTATCCCATACAGAGCAAAAGATGAATACTGTGTAAAACTTCCACTATCAGTAGCAAGAGTTAAACTGGTAATTGCTGCTGTGTTTAACCACAATCCTGAAGTAAAACCTATTCGGCTGCTAGTAGTATTTTGGTCTTGACCATTAAGTGAGCGAGTAACTTTATATTTGTTTGTATTTGCATAATCTAAAATATCTATAATGGCTACTCCAAATGTATTTGCAAGAGCAGGTGCACCTGTAATTATAGATGAACCTCCTATAGCATTGTTAGAACCTGTGTAACCTGTTACTCCTGCTGCTGTTGCGGATGCCCCACTACTTATTATGTAGTGACCAGCATAGTTTGTACCGTTATCAGAGTTCATCATTATTGTCATATTGTTTCTATCAGAAGCAGAACTACATCTTGCAAATACTCTTATTTGTAAATGAGAATATGTGCTAGGAATAGAACTAAAACTAATACTAGATGAACCACCAGAGCCTACCGTTACAGTTGAAATAGATTGAAAATCGCCAGGTAGCGTTACAAACGAACCAACTAAAGCGCCTAGAACACCACTCATTAAGTTAATCCATTTCCCGAAATGTACCAAGTAGTTGAAGCAACTTTAACTGCGGTTGCCATTCCGTGAGCAGCAAGTGTTCTTGAACCAGTAGTTCCAGCACCTACGAGATACATTGTATCTGTTGTAATTGCAATAGTTACTGTTGCTCCAGTTGCTGCAATAAATGTAATTGCAGTTCCTACTGGTAATGCTAGGTTAGCATTTGAATCAATCGTAATAGTGCGAGTAGCAGTTGAATAAATATGCTCACCAGCATCAGCAGCAACTACGGTGTATGAACCAGTTGTTGCAGCAGCACTTTGAGGAAGACCCATATATCCTAATCCGCGAGCAGCGGTAGCAGTTGTTCCATCAGAAACTGTTGAGTCAGTAGCAATTAATGTTTTAGATGTAGGTATTGTTGTTGAGTTAATTGTTAAACCAGCAACATTGCTTACTGTTGCGCCTGATGCAATAGATGTTGAACCAAGTGTTGGTGCTGAGTAGCCAGATACTGTTGACCAAGTAAGTCCAGTAGCCGTAGATGAGTCAGCCTGTAGGTATTGTCCGTTGCTTCCAACAGTTAGTTTGCCAGGTGTATCTGCAGCAGTTGCTACAAGGATGTCACCCTTGGCATCAAAAAGAGCCTTATCAATTGCTGTTGCTAGGTCAAAGGCTGTAAAGGTAATAATCTCTACAACGTCATTGACTGCAAGAGCAGCAAGAGAAGTAATGCTTGTGCCATTAGATGCTGTGTAATCTGTATCACGGACAAGAAGTACACCATTGAGGTATACCTGCTCTTTGCCAGCAATATAGGAAAGTGTTAGACCGTTAGCATCTGTTCCAGATACTGATGTCTGACCAGCAGTTGCTGTGTAGCGATAGCGGTAGATTGCTGCAGTTGATGAGATTGAACCCCAGGCAGAACCTGTCCAAGCAAACATAGTTGAAGTTACTGAGTTCCAGTAAAGAGCACCAGTAAGTAGTGCGTTGCCATCATTGTCTACAGATGGAGCAGATGACTTAGCACCTAAGTAGCGGTCATCAAAGTTATCATAGGTTGTCGCAGCGGCAGCAGCGGAGGCTGCAGCAGCGGTAGCAGAGCCAGCCACAGTATCTACATACGCCTTAGTAGCAGCGTGTAGGTCAACTGTTGGAGCACCTGACAGGGTAAGAGCACCAGTCATAGTACTTCCTGCCTTAAGTACGAATGAGTCGTAGACAGTTCCACCTGCTTGAATTGCTGTTGCAATCTCACCAAGAGTATCAAGTGTAGATGGAGCAGAATTAACTAGGTCTGCAACCTTTGTATCTACATAGAGTTTAGTAGCAGCATCTGCGTTAGATGTTGGTGTGCCAAGAGATGTAATCTTCTGGCTGTTAGCATTAACTGAGCCAGTAGGGGCTGCCATCTGGTCTAAACGAGATGTGCGTACCTGTGTGTCAAAGTCTGATATAGTAGATGCAGTCTGTGTGCCAGTGTGATTAGCACGAGCATATGGGTCAGAAACCAACTTGGCTGCAGTAATTGTTCCATCTGCAATATCTGTGGCTACGATAGTTCCATCAACCAAGTCGGCAGAAGTAATAGTTCCACCAAGGTTTAACTTAGTCTTAGCAATAGCGGCAGAAGCGTTTACGTCAGCATCTACGATAGTGCCATTGGCAATCATTGTTGAAGTAACTGTGCCCGTGTCTGTTGTATAGACACCATTAGTTACTGTGCCAGCAGAACCAGAAACGTTACCTGTTACATTACCAGTTAAGTTACCTGTAAAAGTTCCCGCAATAGCACCAGTGCCAGTAATGGTTGGGCTAGTTAGGGTCTTGTTAGTTAATGTTTGTGTTGTATCAGTTCCAACCAATGTTGTGGTTGCATCTGGAATAGTTACTGTTCTATCTGCTGTGGGGTCTACAACTGTAAGTGTTGTTTCAAAAGCATCAGCAGTAGCACCTTCAAAGACAATGTTTCCATCACCAAGAGTGAGGCTTGAAATAACTGGGCTAGTTAAAGTTTTGTTTGTAAGTGTCTGTGTACCAGTAAGTGTGACAACACCAGTAAGTGTGTTATCTGCTGCGCTAATCGTCTTGTTAGTAAGAGTCTGAGTGTTGGTTGTACCAACTACAGCACCTGTAGCACCGTGTCCAGTTGTTGCCTCAACGTGGGTGTTGGCTTCGCGGTAATCGCGACCAATAGCCATATGGCGAACTACTGCACCAGCAGAGTGTGCCTGACCAGTTGAGCCATCAATGCCACGAGTAATTGTCAGCGTGTTAGTGCTGACGGCGGTGACATCTACAATTTCTTCAAGGGCTGTATCTGGGTCAATTACAATTGTGAATGTCTCAGGAGCGGTGATAGTTACACCACCAAGGAGTGCTGTACCTGATACAACAGTAGCAGTCGTACCTGATGATGTAAGTGCGCCAGTCAGCGTTGTCTGCTGAGAGCGTGAGGAGTATTTTCTAGTTGTCATTCAGGTTCCTATCGGCGACTATAATGGACTTTTGGGGGATAGTTCTGTTGCTGTGCTTTTGTCTCTTCAGCAAGACGCTGTGAGTACAAGGCATAAAGTTGTTTTGTTGCTGTCTGTGATGCACCGTATGGACGCTTGCTATCTGTCTCATCAGCCTGTGGGCTAACCTGGGCAGCACGTGCTGGGTCAAGATAAGCAAGCAGACGATAGGCTGCGCCAAGAATTACTACGTCCCGCGTAGATTCTGGTAGTCCAGTCTGTGTTACATACACCTGAGAATTAGTTGTAAATGGTGTTGGGTCTGTTGCATAGACAACCTTAACTGTGCGTCCAGAAATAGGAGCCTCACCTAGGGTTATTGTCTGCACATTATCAGTACCAGATACATAACCAAATGCTTCTGGATTTGCTACAGCATCAAAGTCATACTTACGAATTGGTCGCCATTCTTTAGATGGACCAATGTCTTGCCAGTGAACAGTCAGGATATTCTTGATGTCTAGGTTAGCAAAAGCGTAAGTAGATACTGCTGCATTGAAAGTAAATGTTGTTGTCTTCATTGCGAAGATGCTTGCTCCAAGGGAGCGAATAGTGTCATTGATTGCTCGCTTGATATTAAAGCGTGGGAAGGTAGGAGCAATAGTTACCTTGGCATCTGCTGAGTGAGTTGCCGCTGTTGTGCCTAGGTATCCGCGACCATAGGGAGCCACTGTCGCTGTGTTAGCAACGCGGTCATATGAGTCAACCCATAGGAGTTCTTCATCAATTTCTACAATACCTTTACCAAGTGATTCAGTTGAACCAAGGCTAAGAATCAAAGGGGAAGCGGATGATGAAGTGGTAGTTGAGACAGCAGATGAGATGTAGGTTGTACGGTCTTGCTGGAATGTATAACCAGCGAGGTTGACCTGAACCTCATCCATCATATTGGCTAGTGTAGTTGTCAAGAGGCTATGCTCCTTAATGCGTCAATTGCTGATTTGCCAGTAGTTCCAGCAAGTTCATTACAGATACCGTTTAAATCTTTATAAGCAGAAGGTGCCCTACCAGCACTTGCCTTAATATTCAAGGCTCCAATTATCCCAAGACCAGTCGTTCCAGCCCAAGCATTAGCAGCACCTTGTTCATCTTTAAATACTGTTATTGCTGGGTAAGTTCCACCATTGGCTAGGCGATTTAGTTCAGCACATAGAGTGCTACCTGCGGTACCTGTTGGCATTATTATCTCCCTTTAGTCATTGCATTGTAATAGTGCTCATCAAATGAGAACCGCTTCATATGTGGAGCAGTCACGCTTGTATCACACCAAAGTGGGATTCCAGCCTTCTCGCATAGTGCAAAGAAGTAAATGTCCTCACCTATAAACTTTGTTCCTCTGCCCATCTCCATAAAGAACTGAGCATCGGGCATTTCTTTTCTTATTCTGTCAACTACGCTACGGTGCATTAAGACGTATCCCATACCCGCTGCGCTTACTTGAATAAGTTTATCTTTAGGTAATGGATGAACTCTTGTTAGTCCAAATCCACCTTCATCCCCATCTCCAACTATAAAATTAAAAATTGTAGGCATCGGAACCATCAAAGGTTCCTCTGGATTATCAGTAGTAAAGTACACGCCAGTCATAATTGGACGCTCATCTTTATCTTTTTGATTCCAGAGTTTTAGGAAACCTTCTGGGTTAATAACTACATCTGAGTCAACCCAGAGTAACCAGTCTGCCTTGTTCTGCTCATACCAATAGTTGATAACAATTTCTCTTTGTCTAGCAATCTGGTTTCCCTGACTGCGTAGAGTAGATTCAAATTTTATGCCTGACTTTAGGAGTACATCTGTAACTCCCTGCATAAACTTTCCATCAACCATTCCGTTATCGCACCAGGCGATAGATACTGTCTCTTGCATAGTCCCCTACTTTTCTATCTATGTTTTGCTGTCTTCTTTGCTATTGCCTTGGGTTGCTTTACAAATTGCTTACCCTTTGCATTACCTGCAGCTTTTGTTTTATTAGTAGCAGCTTTTTCTGATGCACTTAAAGATTTCCAAGCAGCCTCAGGTAAATATCGCTTCTTGCCTTTTGATGGCTTGCCGTCAGATGTTGTCCACTTTTGTTTAGTCCACTTCTTAAGTGACTGTTGTGACTTGGCAAGTGCCATTACTTGTATCCTCCGCCAGCCTTTTTGTATTCAACAGCAAGTAACTGTGCCTTACGTGCAGACCATTCTCCAGGATCCCCACCCTTTGAACCAGCCTTAATCTTCTTAAACAAAGAAGCACGCATAGTCGGCTTAGTGTAATTACCTGCTGCATTTACTTTTGACTTGCTTTTTTTCTTGGCTACCATTTTACTTTGTCCGCCCAGTAAGCTGCAGACATTTTGCCTTTGGCAATGTTCTTTGCGTGACGTGCCTTAAATGAAGCCTGACGCGCTGTTGGCTTTCTGTCACCAACAACACCTTGCTGACCAAAGCGAATAGTCTTAACCTTTGCACCTTCCTTAGCCACAACAACGTGTGACTTCTTAGGGTGATTAGGTGTACGCTTTGGCTTGTTAAAACCAGATACTCCTGCTCGCTTTAGTCGTGGGTCCATATTAGCGGTTTGCTGGATTCTTTAGGCGCTCAACCTTTGATGCAGGACGGCTCATTGTTGCTGGGCCAGGTGATGCCTTTGGTGTGTAAAGTGCATTTTGGTAACGTGTCTCTCCGTACATACGGCGGACACCTTCTCTAAATGCTGACGCTGAATCTGTTCCTGCTCTAAATGATGGGTTAGTGCTGAGTTTCTTAAGTGCAGCCTTCATACCCATTGCCTTGATTAGGTCAATAGTATCTTGCTTTACTTTAACTTTAGGTGCTGGCTTTCCATTTGAACCTTTAATCATTTCTTCACCTTTTCTTTTGTGATTTTTATTTTTTAATTTGCTTGCCTGTTTTGTCGTCATAACGACGACCCTGTACAAGGGCGCCAATGAACTGACCAAATTGTTTATCTTCTTTACGACGAAGCATATTTGCACGCTCATCTGTTCCAGGTCCAACCATCTGACTTGCTTCTCCAGTTTTATTGTAAGCACGAACAGATTGCTTTGCTTCCTTCATTAAGTTTTCTAAGTAAGAAGTATTGCGTGGCATATTACTTCTTCTTGCCCATCTTCTTAGGAGAAGACTTCTTGTTTACCATCTTCTTGCCAGTCTTCTTGGCTTCAGCCTTTGCCATAGCCATACCTTTTGCTGTGTATGCGAATTCTTTCATTCCGACTTTTGGCATTACTTCTTCACCTTCTTCTTAGGAGCGGCTTTCTTCATAGCCTTCTTGCCCATAGAAAGTTCCATCTTTTTTTCTTTCTTAGATTCCATCTTTTCAGCCATCTTGTATGCTTTGTTCTTCATCATATTAGACTCCCAGTTCTTTCATTACTTCAGCGGATTTTTGGTTTATGTCTTTTGCTTTGGGCATACTGTCTGCGTCATAGGCTCTGCCCAAATGCTCTGACGCTTTATGTGCTTCTTCTACGTGACGCATAGTGGTACCCGCAGGCTGTATACCTTGTGCTCTAGCATCTCGGTAAGCCTGTAATTCAGCGTTCCACTTCTTGTCTGGTATATCTCGTTTAGCATCTCCAGAGTTCATCTGAAGACTCATACCTTTACAACCAAAGCAACCCTCAACATAAGTTGGGTGTGCTTCCCAATGCTTTGCCATATTCGTCCCTACTGTGCCGTGAAGTTTGCCTCTGTAATTCCTACACCTGCTGCAATTAATTCTGCTTTTCTTGCATCATCTACTGTGTGGTTATATCCACCTCTATAGATTACGTCATAGTCTGCTTGGTCTTCGTCAACTATGTAACGTACTTGTGACCAAGTTGCACCAGACTTGACGATTGTTATTCCCTTGCGTAACTTGGCAAAGTAAAACAAGCGGTGTCCACCAGATGGACCCTCAAGTACATATGGTGTTTGGAATGTATAATTTGCCATTGTTCCTCCTAATGAACTTACTGATAAGCAGGGGTTGCCCCCTGCCTACCCGTCAATCAATTAAGCGATTGATGAACCAGATTCGATGCGGTATAGTGCTTCTTCACGGTAACGTGCAAAGCCTAGAACGCCGTACCAACCCATTGGGCGGTGACGCATCAACTTGTCCACTACTGGACCGATGACTACGTGTGGTTCTTCAGCAACGGCTTCTGCCATTGCTTGCTGTCCTGCGAGGATTGTGCGGTACACCTTTGCAGATGAAGCACCGTCTGTTGCAGAGTAAAGACGTGGAGACTCTACGAAGTATGCACCTTCGTATGTTCCGATTTCTCCTGCCCAGATACGGTCTTGTGCAGAACCGTATTGGTTAGGAAGCAACCAACCTGCTGAGCCTGTTTCGGCGCGAAGGTCGTGTGAAACTTCTGGGTGGATACCAGCCCAGTAGAGTGAACCCTTGCGGGCAGTTGTCTTGTTAGCACGCAACTTTGCAACAGCCTTGCGGATGTTTGCAGAAGAGAGTGTTGCAGCAGCAGTAACTGTTGCTGTTGATGTTGCAGTTGAACCTGAGTAGATTACGTTTGTTCCACCGCGAAGAGTTGTCATCGCGACTGAATCAATAGAATCTGCAAGGTTGAATGCAATTATGTTAGCGATTGCTGGGTCTACATCAGCGAGGCTGAAGAGTTCCAACGCACGTGTCACCAACACTGAGTTACCATACTCGTTAAGAGTAATAGTTACAGATGTTGGTGTAGACATTGCTACTGCATCTGGGTCAGTGTCTTCTGTGAGTGCAGTTGTTGCTGCTGAAAGGTCAACGTAACGTTGTAGAACAACTGTTGAACCAGGGATTGATTGGTTAGTTGGGCGCTTGTCTGCGACAGAACGAATAAGAGGTTCTGAACGGAGAGCAAACTCCAAAAGACGATCATACGCCTTTTGTACTAAACCTGCTGAACCAGCGGTACCTCCGAGTGAGGATGAACCTGTGGATACGTAGGAATTAGCCATTGCTTGTCACCTCCAAGTGACTAGGAACTATGATTATTGTTGTGAGCGGAGGAGAGACAAGATTTCATCTGCAGATTCTGCATTAGCTAATCGTTGCTCTAAATTCTCTGCTCGGTCAGGTGTTGTTGCACCCTGCGTTACTACATCTTGCTGGCGTAATGCCGCCAAGTCTGCAGTATTTGCTGCGGATGCGTCCTGTGCAGGAACTAATCCAAACAAATCTCCGTTATCATCAAGCCAGGTATTAACTGATTCTTCTGAAATGTCGTCGATATCTTTTAAGATTAATCGTACTGCTTTAGGATTTACACCCTTCTTTTCTAGGACTTCTTTGACTGTACGCTCACGCTGC